TGCAAATGAACAACATGAGCAACTAGAATATATTCATCACGTGTTACAAGAATGTGGTGATGGTAATGTAGACAACGCAATGGTTGACCAAGCAATAGAATATGTTGAAGATATTAGAGAACAACATTTCAATGCTGATGGTTCTACAAAATCAGAGAGTATCAAAGAAGGTCTAGATAACGATGACACACGTAATATTGCTATTCGTTGTGTTGATGAAATGGTTAAAGAAGGCTTAATTGCTAATGATATGGACACAGATGGCGATACTGAATTTCAAATACAAGATATTATTCATGACCAAATAAACAAAGCGTTGAGTGTATCAGATAAATTTGAATCAGTAAAAGAAGCAGAAGTATCAGTTGACAACGAAGGCAATATAGCAGGCTACTTAAACACAATTGACGAGTATGCACATATGTTATATAAACTGGGATTAGATTTAGAAATTCAAAAATTAGAACCCGCAAGTAAGAATGCGATTGAAATGGCTTACAGAATTCAAAATGCTGTTGATGATATTAGAACTAGAGAACTTAATGTCAAGCCAAGTTTAATTAGAACTAAATTTGAATCAGTGAACGAAGATGAAGAAGCAATTGCGGCCAGAGATGAATTCTTAAAAGTTATGGATATGAAACCAAAGAGTAGTAATAAAGCAATTGATACGATTAAAAAGATTGTAGCAGACAAACAAAACATGCAAGTCAAATTTGACGATGGCAAGATGAAAGTAGATTTATACACAGCATCAGCAGTATCACAAGTATATGACGCAGTAAACGATGCTAACAAAGAAAAAATTGATAATATGCTAAGAACTAAAGAAGGCATGCTTAGAATGTCAAACTTTGCATTTAGCAAACTTAAAGAAGGTATTGCAGAAGGCAAACGTATTGATGAGATTTTACCAGCATTAGGACAAGCGGCAAAAGCAGTTGGCGGTGCATTAGCATCTAAAGGTGTTAAAGGTCAAATAGCCAGAGGTGCGGCAAAGGGTGCAGTAAATGGAATGATAAAAGATAAAAGTGGTAAAATGCATAAGGCCGATAGTCCACAAGGCAAGATGATTGCGAATATGGGCAAAAAAGTTGGTGGTGCAGGCACTACTCCAGCCCACGTAGCACAAGCGAAAAAAGATTTAACGAAGAATAGAATAAAAACAGTTGGCACCAAAGTTAAGAATTTTGCCACGGGTGCTTTAGCAAAAGCGGCCGATAAATCTGGTTTCGGTAATCCTCTTGTGGCATCAAAACAACATGCGAATGATATGGTAGAACAGGCCATGAAAAAAGCACAAGAATTAGACAAATAATCTATTGACTTTCAAAGTCACCTATGTTAATATATAAAGAGTGTGAAAGCACTCTTTTTTATTGTCCAACTTATAGGAGATTTATATGTCAATAGATGCAATTAACGAAGAAGAAAAAGCAAAACTCATTCAATTAGTGAATGAAGGTTGTCTGGTTCTACAAGAATGCGAAGACCTCAAAGGTGGATTACGTGATACAGTAAGAGCAATTGCTGAAGAAATCGATGTAAAACCAGCGGTTTTAAACAAGGCAATCTCAGTTGCACACAAGGCGAAACTCGCTGAAACTCGCCAAGACTTTGAAGATATGGAAACTATCTTAGAAACTGTAGGACGCACTCTTTGAGTTATGTAGATGCCTTCTACAACAAAGACAAAGATATTGTTCAAGTTGTAGAACGAATAAAAGGCAAAAGAGTCTACAATGATTACCCAGCGTGGCGGACTTTCTATGTGAAAGACCCACGCGGTGACCATGTAAGTATTCATGGTGACAAAGTTCGTCAAATAAAATGTAAACGTCTTAAAGACCTCCATAAAGAACGAAAGATAAACGTAGGTAAAACATTTTACGAAAGTGATATGAAGCCTGAAGTCAAGTGTTTGAGTGAGAACTATAACGGTATAGATTCACCAACACTTAATACTGCTTTCTTCGATATTGAGACCGACTTCGATGCAAGTCGAGGGTTTGCTGACCCTAGTGACCCATTCATGCCAATCACGGCAATCACAGTACATCTTCAATGGCTAGATTTACTTGTAACTCTTGCTATTCCACCAAAGTCAATGAGAAGTGGTGAAGGCCTCGAAGAAGCCCAACGTATTTGTGACCAGTTTGAGAATACTCAATTATATCTAAGTGAAGCAGATATGCTCAATGACTTCTTAGATGTGATTGAGGATGCTGATGTAATAACTGGATGGAACTCTGAAGGTTATGATATTCCTTATACTGTTAATAGAATAACTGAAGTGTTAAGTAAGTCGCATACACGCAAATTATGTTTATGGGACTTAGTACCTCAGAAACGTAAGATAGTAAAATATGGTAAAGAACAAGAAACGTTTGATTTGTTCGGAAGAATTCATTTAGACTACTTAGAACTATATCGTAAGTATACTTACCATGAAATGCATTCCTATTCACTTGATACAATTGGTGAACACGAAGTAGGTGAACAAAAAGTTGCATATGACGGCACACTCGACCAGTTGTATAATAATGACTTCTACAAATTCGTAGCCTATAACAGACAAGACGTTGCACTACTTGATAAGATTGATAAGAAACTAAGATTTATTGAACTAGCAAATGAGATTGCACATGATAATACAGTGAACATCAAAACAACAATGGGTGCTGTTGCTGTTACTGAACAAGCAATCATTAACGAAGCACACAGACGAGGCATGGTTGTTCCTGACAGAAAAAGACGTGAATGGTCAGATGATGATGTTGATTTGAGTGATGAAGAATTACATGACTTAGAAATGCAAAAGGCCGCAGGTGCTTTCGTGGCAGTTCCTAAGAAAGGTTTACAGAAGTGGGTAGCAGGTATTGATATCAACTCTCTTTATCCATCAGTTATTCGTGCAATGAATATGTCGCCAGAAACTATTGCTGGACAACTAAGACCAGACTTTACAAATAAACTTATTGGCGATAGAATATCAGAGGGCAGAAAGACTGGTGCTAAAACATACGGTTCATCTCAAGCATGGGACGAAACGTTTAGTTCAGAAGAATTTCGTTTAGTTAATGAGAAAGACAAAGCAAGTAGTATTACTTTAGTCTTAGAAGATTCCCCATGGGAAGATAACAAAACAACACAAGCACTTTCAGGTCAAGAAGCATACGATTTAATATACAATAGTGAATTGAACTGGACTCTTACAGCCAATGGTACTATTTTCAAACAAGATGTTCAAGGTATCATTCCAAGTTTATTAGAACGTTGGTATGCAGAACGACAAGTGATGCAACAGAACAAGAAAAAGGCAATTGAAGACGGTGATAAAGAAGAAATAGCATTCTGGGATAAACGACAACTTGTTAAGAAGATTAACTTGAACTCATTATATGGTGCGATTTTGAATCAAGGTTGTCGATTCTATGATAAACGTATTGGTCAGAGTACAACTCTAACAGGTCGTTGTATTACTCGACACATGGGTGCTAAGACAAATGAAGTTATTGCAGGTGCATATGATTACAAAGGTCCAGCAGTTATCTACGGCGACACAGACTCCATTTACTATTCAATGTATCCTGTATACCAGCAAGAGATTGATGATGGAACTATTGAGTGGGATAAAGATAAAGTGTTATCTTTGTATGACGAGGTAGCGAATCAAGTTAATGAAAGTTTTCCAGATTTTATGAAAACATTCTTTAATGTTCCTAGAAAAGAAGGTGAGATTATTGTTGCTGGTCGTGAGAACTGTGCGACACAAGGTATCTTTATTAAGAAGAAACGATATGCAATGCTTATCTACGATGATGATGGTGAACGCCGTGATGTAGATGGTAAACCAGGAAAGATTAAAGCGATGGGTCTTGACCTTAAACGTTCTGATACTCCTGGTTATATGCAAAACTTTCTCAGTGAAGTGCTATTGAAAGTGTTGACTGATGGTACACGTGAAGACGTTATCGATATGGTCAAAGAGTTTAAGAAAGAGTTTAGAGCAAAACCTGGTTGGGAAAAAGGTTCTCAATCTCGTGTGAATAACTTGACTTCATATAAGAATCGTGTGAATGCCGCAAAGAAGGCAATGGCAAGAGATTTGAATAATGGCGGCGATAAATCTAAAAGAGATAAAGTACATCTTCCTGGACACGTATCAGCCGCACTAAACTGGAATATGTTGCGAGAACTTAATCAAGACCGATATGCAGTAGAAATTGTAGATGGTATGAAATGTATTATATGTAAACTAAAGCCAAATACATTTAAGTTGAAAAGTGTTGCATATCCTGTAGATGCTACAAAAATACCACAATGGTTCCAAGATTTGCCATTTGACCATGAGTTAATGGAACAGACTATTGTTGATAAGAAACTAGATAACCTAATTGGAGTACTAAATTGGGATATGAGTGATGCAAATGCATCAGAAACCTTTGATAATCTATTCGATTTATAGGTTGACAAATGGTTCTAAATTGTGTTATAATAAATTAATATTAATCAAAAGGAGCAAAAATGCGTGATATTTTAAAAGATATTGTGAAGCACACACATTCGCTAGGTATTA